TGTTTAGTCTAAAGGGTTACTTAATTCATAACCAGATTATTAGTAACCGTGTTCAAACTGTAAAAACATACGTAATTAGAAAGCCTGTATAATCATGTCTATTTTGTTCGCAGCAACTTCTGTTTCTGATGTCCTTAAAGGAGATGTCGCTACCGGTTATTCAAACGATACTACAGCCGGTAGAAGAGCGCCCCATTGTAATGAAACAATAGGGCTAACGACAGCAGACATGGACCCTATTATTTTTGAGTTTCCAAGTCAATCTACCTTTTGGCTAACATTTTATTTTTACTCAACAGACGGCGTTTGGGGGAGTGGTAACGTTGTGTATTTCCTCAATGGGCCTACTCTTGCCGGTGCTAATATCGTAGCGGTTTTGACCTCCAACTCGTCCGAAGGTTTTAGCTTCCAATATCGGACTGGGGCTTCCACGTATGTGAACTTGGGGACAACACCAGCGGGCCGGCAAAACCGTCTTATCAGATTTGATTTTCAATTTATCTTAGATGAAAGCGGCGGCGCAATGAGAGCATACGTCGATGGTGCCTTATTAGGTGAGCTTACGGGTGATACTATCCTAACATCACAGGAACACTCCACTATTAGCGCCGTTTCTTTTTCGTCTGAAACCATTCAACCCATGGTTTTATCGGGAATTATTGGGGCTACTACCGACACCCGCGCTATGGTGTTCGAGCAGCTTGCTGTCACCGGTGCCGGTTCGAATAGTGGATTCAGTGGAACATTTGCTGATGTTGATGAACTAGGTCTTCCAAACGATGCCGATTTTATCAGCACCATCACACTGAACAATGTCAGCACATTTGCCCTAGAGAATCATGATTCTGCTTTTAACTCAGGATTCACAATCGAGGGTGTTGTTGTAGCTACCCGAGCATCTGGTGAGAATAATAGATTCATCCGCCACGCAGTCCTCTCAGGAGGAACTCTCGGAGAAGGCACTGGGGATCAACTAGACCTTGAGAAACAAGGGTATCAGCATGTCTTCTTGGTCGATCCAAACACCGGATCGGCGTGGAATAACACTGCACTCAACGCAGCCGAGATCGGCGTCAAGCTGACCGACACCGCTTAATAAGGACCAAATATGAAAGTTACTAATCACCTCCTCGAAGGCGTCCGCGTCGTGCGATCGCCGAACATCTCTGGGTTCATGAACCCGACCGGTGCAATCATGCACTACACCGCCAGTTTCGATGCCGCTGGTGCAATTCGCACCTTGACAAATCCAGCTACCAAGGTATCAGCACATCTGGTCATCGATACAGATGGCACGATCACCCAGCTTGTTCCTTTCAACCGGGTGGCATGGCACGCGGGCCCGTCGAAGCTCGCAGGAAGGGTCGGTTGTAACAACTTTACGATCGGCTTTGAGTTCGTCAATCCGGGTTTCTTCCGGATCGCCAAGGACGGAACGATCATGGATTGGGAAGGCAAGCGGGCAATTCCGAAGGCCACTCTCGATCGCTATGATATTAGCTTGCGAGCGCCTAACCGCCGCGTGGGTGGTGGCACCTTCGTCTGGCCGGGCTATTCCAAGGCACAGATCAACGCCGGCCTCGCGGCTCTCAAGGCGATCAAGGAAGCCTATGGTATCACACTGATTGCCGGGCACGAAGACATCGACACACGCGGCTGGAAGACCGATCCGGGCCCGGCTTTCCCCATGGGTGAGTTCAAGGCTGTCCTGCACGGTGGCGAAGATCGCTCGGACGGTATGAAGCCAGCTAAGAGCCGCTTCCTTGTCAACACGCCGAAGCTGAACGTTCGTGCGGCCCCCAATGGATCGGGCGCGATTCTGACCACACTGTCCGGCGGTTCGGAGGTGGTGGTCATCGAAGACCTCGGTGCTTGGAGCCACGTCGAATACGCTCCGGGCAAGCGCGGTTACCTTGCTGACCAATACCTCAAGAAAGGATAAACGATGGCACTAGCACTCCCAGCATTGGTCGGCGTCAAAGCGTTTCTCGGAAGCAAGAAGTTTCTGATTCCGATGGCAATCATCACCCTTCTTCTGGCGATCGGAGGAGGGACTTACTTCTACCTCAATCACCAGCAAGAGCAGGCAGTCGAAGCGGCCGTCGAAACGGCCGACGCAAAGGCCACCATCCAGACCTACGAAACCAAGGAAATCATCAACACCCGCACGATCGAAGTGGACCGCCGGTTCGACGATCTCCAGCGGCAGACCATCAAGGACTATTCCAATGTTCGCAACCAAATCGAAACTGCCCCGGTTGAAGAGCGGGAAGCTCAAGCCCCTGCTCTTCTCGTTGATACTCTCAATCAGCTTGACCGGATGCGCCAGCAAAGACGCACGGGTGGAGTTCCTGACACCGACGTTCCGGTCGGATGAACTGGTCTGCATGGATGCGCCCGCCGGGCAGCTTCCATCAAACACAGAATTGGTGACAGCGGTTGAGCGGGTCGTCGGCATTGATGAAGCTGGCGAAGATTGCCGACAGCGGCTCGAACGGGTGAAGACCAAGATCGAAATCTTCAACGAGGTTATCGCGGCTATCAATGCCGGTAAGGAACCGAAAAAAGATTGACATTCACCGACAGTCTGAATATACAGTCTCCCGCCAATAAGCGGCCCGACCAAGGAATCCTATGACCACTGCAATCCTCTCCCCGCTGATTAGCGCGACCATTCTGGCCGACTCCCTGTCTCCCGCAGGTGTCCGCCTGACGACCATGGAATTGGTCTATCCGCGCTTCATCCACTCCGAACTGATGACCCACCGGGTGTTCTCCCGGAATGCTTCATCGAGCCGCGCCATTCCGACCAAGCGTGCGATCAAGATGATCCGTGACAACCCGGCTGTGCCTGCCTCATGGCGCATGGACCAGCGTGGGATGCAAGGCTACGAAGTCGCTTCGGAAGAAACGACGCTGGCTGCCCAAGCGATCTGGCTGGCTGCGATGGAAGATGCGATCCGTCACGCCGAAGCCATGGATGCTCTGGGCATTCACAAGCAAGTGGTCAACCGGATCACCGAACCCTTCTCGCACATCAAGGTCGTTCTCACGAGCGTCTACTGGGAAAACTGGGACGGCCTCCGCCGACATGGAGCCGCTGACCCGACCATCTGCGCACTGGCCGAAGCGATCCACGAAGCCCGGACAAACTCGGTTCCCAACCCCCTCCCGCTTGGCGAATGGCACCTTCCTTACATCACCAAGGAAGAGCTTGCGATCCACGGGATCAATCTGTGCAAGAAGATCAGCACGGCGCGTTGCGCCCGAGTCAGTTACAACAACCATGATGGTAGTAAGACGACCCCCGAAGCGGACCTTAAGCTGCACGACATGCTGTTGGTCGATCAGCCGGTTCACGCCAGCCCAGCCGAGCATCAGGCGACGCCCGATCTCTTGAACGGTAGCGTTGGGACCGTGGGTGGTAAGTGGCTAAACCCACAACTCCACGGTAACTTGACCGGTTGGGTGCAGTATCGCAAAACGCTCCCCAACGAAAATATGAACGAGGCAATTTAAGCTTCGGCACTGCAATTCTGACTTGACATAGAGGCCCGCTTCCCCCACAGGAAGCGGGCCTTTCTAATTGGAGCCTGATTCGTGATCGACGATGAAACCACCAGCCGCTACAATGATCTTCTGCTTGCATCAGCAGCGGCCGATGTTGCTTACTACGTCCATGACAATCCGTGCATGGAAGATTCCGAGTATGATGATCTCAAGCGCCGGATCGCCGAAATGGAACGTCAGTTCCCGGAACTCATCTCACCCGATAGCCCCACCCAGAAAATTGGCGGCGAAGCCAGCGAAGCCTTCGAGAAGGTCCCGCATCGTCAGCGGATGGAAAGTTTGGACAATAGCTTCACTGCGGCTGAGGTTGCTGAGTGGGCTGCCAAGAACCTGACTCCGGACGATGTGATCCTTGGCGAACTCAAGATGGATGGGCTGAGCCTGAGCCTGATCTATGAGGACGGTCATCTGATGCGTGCCGTGACTCGCGGGGATGGTCAGATCGGTGAGGATGTGACTCACACCGCCCGCATGATCATCGGATTGCCGCAGAGCATCGGGCATCTTCTTGACGACGCTGACGACATCGTTGAAGTTCGGGGCGAGGTCTATATGACCCATGCCGCGTTCGAGACACACAACACCAATGTCGAAATGGGCGTGGCAGGTAAAGGTGCCAAGAAGCTGGCGAACTGCCGTAACGGCGCGGCCGGCGCGTTGCGCCAGAAAGACCCCAAGGTTACCCGAGCCCGTAAGATTAATTTCATGGCGTTCGGAGTCACCGAGGATACGTTCCCGGACATCGATAGTGATTTGGAAGTTCTTGAAGTTCTCGAATCCCTCGGGTTCGACGTGGTGCCACACTTCGTGGTCGGTAACCAGCCGAAGGCGATCGAACAACAGATCGAGAAGTATGCGGCCGAGCGTCCGGACCTACCATTCGACATCGATGGGATCGTGTGGAAGATCGACAGCCGGGGGACCCGCAAGGGTATGGGCTCGACCAGCCGAGCGCCGCGCTGGGCGACCGCCTATAAGTTCCCTGCCGAACGCAAGACCACAAAGCTGTTGGGCGTAGATTTCCAAGTCGGCCGCACCGGTGCCATCACGCCCGTCGCCCTACTTGAGCCTGTGTTCGTTGGCGGCGTAACCGTCTCGACTGCGACGCTCCACAACGAAGACGAGATGAACCGTCTCGATCTGATGATCAACGACATGGTTGTGATCCAGCGGGCGGGTGATGTGATCCCGCAAGTCGTCAGTGTGTGCGAGCGAGCCAAAGACTCAACGCCGATCACCTTCCCGACGACCTGCCCGGCGTGCGGCGGCCCGACCGAACGACATGAAGATGAAGCCGTCCGTCGCTGCACAGCAGGCTTCAACTGCTCGCCGCAATTGCAAGCCTATCTGGAACACTTCGTCAGCCGCGATGCATTCAACATCGACGGGTTGGGCCCCAGCCAGATCGAGGACATGATCCGCTTCTTGGAACTCAAGACGCCCAGCCAGATCATGAATCTCCCTGATGCCCAATACGAAATCGGTGATGATGTAGTGACGACCGAGGAAGCCATGATCAACTGGGAAGGCTATGGCAAGACCAGCGTCAAGAAGCTGATGACCGCAATCAAGAAGGCGCGTAACGTCCAGCTTGACAAGTTCATCTACGCTCTGGGTATCCGGAACATCGGTAAGTCCACGGCCCGTGACATTGCCAAGGAACTCAAGACGGCTGATGCGTTCTTCCAGCTTCCGCTTGCCGAAGGTCGTTTCGAAAAAGCCGTTGGGCATGTCGATGGGATCGGCCCGGTGGTGATCAAATGCTTCGAGGATTTCTTCAACAACGATAATTTCTATGCGGAAGTCTTCGCCTTGCGGCTCGCCTGTGAGGTGCAGGACATGCCGGTCAACGAGGAAGGCCCCAAGCCGCTCGCAGGCGAAGTCATCTGCTTCACAGGCGGCTTCGACCGGTTCAATCGGGATCAGCTTCTGATCATCGCAGAAGAACTAGGCGCTAAGACGACCAACGCCGCCGCCAAGAAGACGACGATCCTCGTCACCGGCGCGAACGTTGGTGCGAAGAAGATCGAAGCCGCCGAGAAGTTCGGTTGCAAGATCGAGAGCCCGGAATGGTTCTACGATGTGGTCGATGCGGCCGTGTCGGAAGGCTACAAGTTGGATGTGATGGAATGACCGCTCTTGTTGGGATGGCGACAATAGTCATCGGCCTCATGCTGTTTGTTGCTATGCTTATGCTGTGGCAATGGATGTGGGAGACAGGGATTGCGCAGACTTTACTCGTCGTGGGCTTGGTGACTTTTGGGTGTTACGCCCTGATCCAAGCTGCCGGAGAAGTCGGTCAATTTATCATTGACTATTTTGGATGGAACAACTGATGGCGAATCAAACCTATCGTATCAAGATCGAATCTCCCCTGCTTCGGCCGGGTCTCTCGATCGCGACTGAAACCAGCGAGCGATACGCCGCTGACGCTGCTGATCGACTCATGGAGATCGCCCGGCATATCAACAATCCGACAACCGGAGAAAACTCTTGACCTTCATTATCGGTTCGAAAGATATCATGCCCACCTTCAAGGTCCGCGAACCTGAGAAGGGCCCGCCGGTATTCGCTGGGGACGTTTTTGACCACCCGACGTATACGGCCGTGATCGTCGAAGATGTCACGGTCGATGAACGGTCGATGCCGCGAGAGCGCGTTGTCACCTACCGCGCCGCGACCCGGCAGGAACTGGAAGAGAACGGATACATCTGAGTGGACATGATCCCCTCAGACTGCCGGTGGCGGGTGCATACCCAAGCACGTTGGCCTCGCATCTATGATAGCCTTATCGATGCGATCCGGTTCCTCACGGACCTGAACCCACTATGGTTCGTCCTTGAATACGAGACCGAGCCCGGCGTCTGGGAACGCTACAACACACCGGACGAAGCGCGACGAGCGCGTTACGCCGACTTCTTCGAAGAAAGGATGCACCACTAATGGCAATTCCCCGTAACGCGATTGTGGTCAAGCGCAATCAGGCTGGATACATCATGACTGTCCTCGCCACCTTCCCAACGGCTAACGAGGCTCAGGCGTGGGCAGACAACGCAAACGAGTGGTATGGACCAGAACACCCACTCACCCCACTCACGGTCACAACAGACGTTCTGAGCAGCCCGCCCATGTTCCCTGTAGAAGTCTTCCGGTGAATCCCGCTGGCTTCCCTCCCAAGGACCTTGGCCTGATCGATCTCTCACCCAGTGAGATGATGTTCTGGATGTATCTGCCCATCTCCGAACCCGGAATGAGCAGCTATCACATGCCGACCAACCTCCATCAGTTTGCGGAGATCGTGTCGGCTGTGAAGGCGGCTGATCCCGAAGCCTTCACTGATCGGTATGTCTACCTGACGGCCAAGACCCTTTGGGTGGAGGGCGGGTATATTGGCAACCGGCCGGGCTGGCACATCGACGGCTATGGCACGGATGATGTGAATTACATTTGGTCCAACCGGGCTCCGACCGAGTTCCTTGAATTAGAGGAGCCAGTTGGTTTGTCAGAGGATTGCAACGAGTCTATGCGACAGATGGCGCGTCTGGCTCATTCCCAATGGGCGTTGGGAGCGCTCGATTTCGCTTACCCGACTTATCCGGACAAACACCTTCTGCGACTCGATAACACCGTCATCCACCGCTCCCCTACGGACTTCACACCCGGCTTACGAACCTTCGTGAAGGTCTCCCTCAGTCGCGACCGCTACAACCTCAAAGGCAACTCGGTGAACCACCTGCTGCCCGACACACACTGGCCTCTCGTCGATCGGCAAGAGGTCCGTAACCACCCGGCGTTCAAGAACTCCGACTACATCAAGGATTGACGATGGGTTACATTATCCAACAGGCCAACGAAGCGTTTCAGCGCAATAACTATGCGTCCGATGCGATCTTCTTTTTCGATTTCGATGGCGTCCTCGCCACACAATGCGAAGAAAAGATTTTCCGCATGGAAGAGCGCCCCATGGAACGCCGCCGGCTGGAGGAGAAGGCTCCGTTTGCGGCTATCGACCCCGCGCTGTATCCCAGCACCAACTACCTTCGTCACATGGTCTACCAAGGCTATGCTTGGGGAAGCATCCCTGACTGCCACTGGGAAGCCACTGAGTTCGCTCGCTCGCTCGCTGACAGCGGTGACCCCTATTTTATCGTGACAGCACGGAGCGGCCTCTGGGCGGTCCGACGGATGTTGGATTTTACCGAGCAACACCTGATCTATCCACAGGAGGTCTTCTGCCTCGGCCGGGCATCCAAGGCGCTCCTGTTGGCAGAGCTTCGTAAGGACTGGCCTGATCGCCAGTTCGTGTTCTTCGAGGATTCTGATCACCACATCGAGGCTTGCCGGGCATTGGCCGATCCGCTTCTGGAGATCGTGAAGATCGAGTGGCCGACTTGTGCCAAGAACGCCGAAGCTCTCCGGGAAGCCTATCTGGGTCCGGTGATGTGATGGACCCGCTTGGCTACTGGTTAATCGGTTACTTCGTCCTGTGGTTCTGCGTCGCAGTGATGGGGCTTATCCTGTCGCCGGTGATGGATTACGACGGAGACAATGAACTGCTGTTTCGGATCGGAGATGCTGCTGAGGATTTCTACTCCTCGTTCATGGTCGTAATGCTGCTTGTGCTGCCCGTGGCGACTGTCTGGGGCTGCTACCTGATTGGAGAGCGTGTATGGAGCTACATCAAGTGATTCGCTTCCTGAGGGGCCTGTGGCGGCAACATAAGGACCCACTGTATTGCCGCCGGTGTGAGCAGTGGAACATGCGCCTGCCGTGGCGGGATGGTGACTGGACCTGCGTCAAGTGCCAATTGACGCCTCCTTCGAAATCGATCGATCACTTCATGGGTAGATAACGAAAAAGGCCGCCGGATCGCTCCGGCGGCCTTTCCCATAGCGTGCCAACGCTTATTACTGCGGGCGGAGCGTCGAGACGACTGCGCCCAAAATCTTGAGGTCCTTAGGCTTGACTTCCTGCCGATCGCCTCGCGAGCCTTCGACCGTTACCGTGGTGGACTTGGCGAACGACGGGGCGATCCGGATCACTTCCATACCACCGTTTGCCTCGATCACATAGGTATCGAACTCGTTCGAGATCGTGACGACGCTGGCGTCCACAAACAGGCGGGTATCCTGCCGCAGCCCGAACGCATCAGCATTGTGACCGAGGACGTAGACCTTGAGATCGCGAACGTTTTCCACGTAGCTTTCTGCGAGCGAACGGGGCATCGCGAAGGTGCCGCTGGTGTAAGAACCATCTCGGCCGAAGGTGATCTCGTTCACATTGACGGTCGCTTCGGCCGCGTTCATGTCACCGACGGCCTTGACACCGTGTTCGCCAAAGGCGAGGAAGGAAGGCGAGACCTTGAGAACCTTCGCCAGAGCTTCCACCATGGGGATCGGCGGCATGATGGTATTGCGTTCATAGGCGACGATGGTGCCGCGAACCTTGTCGATCGACTTGGCAAGATCATCCTGCGTCACCTGCTCACGGAGCCGGGCATAAGCCAGCCGCCCGCCAAGGGTGGAGAGATCGAGATCACTGTCCGATCCTGCAAGATCGGATCGACGAGCCACTGCGGGGACTGCCCGCAGTTGAATCTTGGCCTTGGATTTACCAGCGACACGACCGCCGGTGGGCTTAGTTAGGGTTGCCTGAGCAGCCATGTGTTGTTCCTCCTTTTCGTTTAAGTGATTCGGTTAATAATCACTCACCGATTCGGTGTCAAGCGAAAATAGCGTCAAGACCATTTTGAAAGGTCTCAACGCTATTTTTATACTAGATCAGGAACATGAGGACGATGTGGCTAGCCGTCGAAAACTGACCAATCTTTTGACACATCACTGTAACCACCCAGCCGCTGTCCTGCCGGATCAGAAAGGCTGGCGTCCTCTGGCATGAGAAAAACCTGCGGAACCGTATTGGTTCCGGTCTTCTGGTAAAAAGCCTGTCGGAGAGTGTCATCAGTCAAATCGACTTCGGTGTAGACGTGTCCCCGCTTCACAAGCTCCATCTTGAGGAGTGAGCAAAACGGACACCCGAGCTTGGAGTAGACGACGATCTGCATCACGCGTTATCCTCGAACTTGGAAATGAAACCCCACGGATCGTTGTCCCAACCGATCACACCACCCTTGGCATACTCGGTGGAGCGGCCTTCAAAGAAGTTGGTGTGCGTGTGAGCAGCCATCATCTCATCGATCCAATCGAAGGGGTTGTCCTTCTGACGGTAGATCGGCTTGAGGCCCAACTGGATCATACGGCGATCGGCCGTGTAGCGGATGTAGGTCTTGGTATCCTCAGCCGTGATGCCGGCGATCTCACCCATGGCGAACATGAGGTCGATGAACCGGTCTTCCAGCTTCACCATTTCCTTGGCGATCTGGCGAATGGCTGCCTTGACATCATCGTTCCAGAGCTTCGGGTTTTCCTTGATCATGGTGTGGAACAGCTTGACCATGCACTCGACGTGAAGCGATTCGTCACGCAGCGACCACTCGACGATCGTGGACATGCCCTTCATCAGGTTGCGGCGCTTGAAGCTCAGCAGGACAGCGAAGCTGGAGAAAAGCTGCATACCTTCACCGAATGCAGAGAACACCGCCAGATCGAGCGCCAGACGCTCACGCGGGGTGAACCGGCGACCATCCTCGCCTTCGGTGCGATCGGCGAACATATACTCATGCTTCTCGGCCATCTCGGCGTATTCCGCGAAGGCGCTGTAATCCGACTCCGGCATACCTACCGTGTCGATCAACTGGGAATAGGAGTGGATGTGGTTGGCTTCCTGCGTCGCGATCGCCGAGAGCATCATGCGAATCTCGGTCGGCTTGAACATCGGGATGTAGACATCAAGGTAGCCGTGCGTGATGTCTTCGTCACCCTTGGTGAAGAAGCGGAAAAGCTGAGTCAGAAGGTTCTTCTCTGATGGTGTCAGCTTCTGGTTCCAGTCATGGACATCTTCTTGCAGTGGCACTTCGGAAGGAAGCCAGTGCATCTTCTGCAAAAGATCGTAAGCCTCGAAGGCCCATGGATATTGGAACGGCTTGTAGGAATTGCTTTTCTTGAATACGGACATGAGGTCTCTCAGCTATAGGTGTGGTAGCGGGCGATGATTCGGCGCGGCCATACGGCCGTGTTTCCGCCCACATGAAAGGAGCCGTCGGGATTGACTTGGGTGACCTCATAGTCGCCGGGTGGGATGATGCAGTCGGGCTCATCACCAAGCGTCACTGTGTCACCTACGACCGGGATGAAATCGGGATCGTTGTCGAACATTAGTAAGTGTCCGGCATAACGGCGATGAGATCGGATACCTCACAACCACGAATCTCACCTGTTTCGCTCTCGACGGCGACATAATCCATCCAAGGCGAATAGTGAGTGACACGACCCCAGAAGGTGCGCTTTAAGCGAGGCTCCCGCCCCGGCTTGATGTGAACCGGGGCAGGCTGATGGGGGATTTCGAAGCCGACGATACGGCCGATCAGATTATCCTTCACAGGCAAGACATCCTTCATCTTCGGGGACGACAAGCTCCATCTGTGCCACCTTGGTGTTCATGTTCTCGGCCTTCTTCGGAGCCTTGGAGCGAACGTAATACATCGACTTCGAACCACCGGCCCAAGCCATGAAGTGGAGTTCGAGAAGGTAATCGGCATCGACGTAAGCCGGGACCGAGATGTTGAGACTCACGCCCTGATCGACGAAACCAGCCCGGTCATTTGCCATTTGGATGGTTAGGCGCTGGTCGGTTTCGAAAGCGGTGGCGAACACAGCCTTTTCCTGATCCGTCAAGAAGTCCAGATGCTGGACCGAACCTTCGTGGAGCAGGATATCCTTCCAGACTTCCTTGGTGTTCTTGCCCTTGGTTTCGAGCAGACGCACCAGTGCCGGATTCTTGACAGTGTGCGAACCGGTCAGCGTCTTGTGGATGAAGATGTTCTCCGGCCACTGCTCGATCGAAGGCGAGATCGGACCCTGAGGCACGAAAATCGACGACGAAGCATTGGGAGCAACAGCCATCTTGTGCGAGAACCGCTGTCCGGTGCCTTCCATGTCAGGCGCTTCACCGCGCTCAGCACCAAGCTTGAGCGAAGCTGCATTCGTCATCTTTTGCAGATGCTCGAACATCATCACGTTATAGGCGCGAGCGAGATCACTGCCCCAGACAATGCCGTGGTCCTGCAAGTAAGTGTGCAGACCCATACCGCCCAGACCAACCGACCGCTCGTTCTTCGCAGACGCGACCGCACGCCAAAGTTCCGGGGGAGCCTTCGCAATGAAGTCTTCCAGCGTGTTATCCAGCATCCGCATCAGGTCTTCGATGAAGAGCGGATCGTCCTTCCACTCGTCCCAAGCCGCGAGGTTCGGGCTCGACAAGCAGCAGACCGCTGTGCGATCCTCAGCGGTCGGAAGCATAATCTCTGTGCAGAGATTCGAGTGGTTGATCTTGAGGCCCTTGTCCTTGAGATTCTGAGGCAAGGCGCGATTGGCCGTGTCCTTGAACAGGATGAAAGGCTCACCTGTCTGGTGACGCGTCTCGACGATCTTCCGCATCAGGGCGCGGGCATTGACCGTCTTCTTGATTTCACCAGTCTTCGGACTGCGGAAGTGCCAGTCAGCATCCGCCTGACAGGCGCGCATGAAGTCGTCTGTGATGTTGATGGCGTGGTGAAGGTTCAACGCCTTGCGATTGGCATCGCCGCCGGACGGCTTACGAATCTCAAGGAACTCATCCGTCTCCGGGTGCGAGATGTCGAGATAGGCCGCGTAGCTACCACGCCGGGTCTTACCCTGCGAGAAAGCCAGCATGTAGCGATCGAGGATGCAGACAAACGGAATGCCACCCGAGGATGCTGAACCCTTGGAGGTGTCTTCCGGACCACGCACAGCGATGTAGCCACCAACGCCGCCGCCGAGGCTGGAGAGCCACGAGGTCTCTTCGTAGTGGGCATTGATACCCTTACGGCTGTCGGCCATGTAGTTGAGGTAGCAGGAGATCGGCAGACCACGCGAAGTCCCTCCGTTGGAGAGAAGTGGGGTCGCAAACATGAACCAGCCCTTCGAGGCGTAGTCATAGAGCCGCTGAGCGTGAGCTACATCATCGGCGAACGCAGCGGCTGCCCGAGCAAATGCATGTTGGGGACTGGTCTCCCCTTCGACCATGTAACGATCTTGCAGGGTTTCGATGGCGTGTGGGGCGAGCAAAGCGTCGCGCCCGAGATCGATAATGATCTCGTTCGGGGAGACTGGCATGAGTTTTGGGTGTCCGTAGATGAAGTGAAAACGGCCGCACAGTATAGCGAAACTGTCGGTGGTGATCAAGATGTATATTTACTGCGCAGCAAATATACCGCTTGACACGAATTAGTGCTGGAGGACGGTTGCCAATCCCTTGGCTACACTGAATCGGGGAAGAGCCAAACCGGTCCCATAAACCCATCGACCAAACTCATGGTGAGTCCGTTCACCGTAGGAACCGATCTCTACTTGTGCCAGTTCCAGATCAAATCCGATATCTGTCGCAACGATATCTGGATCAATTCCGCTCAGGACACCAACGACTTCGCGGGCATCGTGCATGACACGATCCACAGTTGCTTCTTCGAGAGTGACGAAGAGTTCGGCCTTCATGAAACCAGTTTGGTAGAAGATGTCCTTGACCGGCTCGTGGCGGAAGCATGGACTGACGCCGATGTATGCACCGGGCTTAAGGTTCATGGACAGAAAGCTTTGCTCAGCCGAACCCACCAGATAATGTGCTTCTTCGAAAGCATCAGTCCCGCCGATCCATTTTCCTTCATGGTCGAGGTGGTCATACCGAGGACAGGCCACGTATGCCGGAAATGGCTGAGGAAGGGTAGCCCGGATGGGTGCCTCAGGGACAAGCCAAGGGACTTCCTTATAGACGTAGCCTCGCTTCTGATACTCCGTGACCGCTCGGCCGAGAAGCGCGTAGTCGATCATCGGTGTCATCAGTTACTCCCTGCTAATAGCGCCTTGAGATAAGGCCAGCCGAAATCAAATTCTAAGATCGATGGTTCCCATTCGATCACTTCGTAACCGTATCCCCTGAAAGTAGGTATCCCCGAAACTTCGCGTAACCAACCGAGACCTTCTTCCTCAGAGATGGACCAGAGAATGTCTAGTTCTCTTCTCCGCTGGATGCAGACGGTGCCTGTGAAGTTCTGGGATTGACAATAACTACATCGAACTTCTTTTCCAGTGCAATGTGGTTCATCAATCTTCATCTTCGTCGCCGAAGTCGTCCGGTCCCATGATCCAGTCGCTGCACATCTCGCAAAGCTGCGTGCATTCATCAACCCACGGGCCGGTGTCGCCACATTCCATGCATTCATCAGGTCCGCATAGCCTCTCGATCACCTGACCGTCGGCATCAACAAGGTAGGCTTCACCATCGATCTCGACGACTTCCGGATATCGGACTGGGAACGCCTTCATTTCATCATTAGCCATCGCGGTTCTCCTGCTTCGCAGCAAACTCTGGACAAAGCTCTGCGACCTTTCGGCGCTGGTCGTGGCGATAGTCTGCCCACGGATCGTCTTCACCACCAACAAGCCGGACAAAGCCGGTCTGCTCGTTGACAACGCGGGCTCGGGTGTAGCGCTCGCCCTGACCATCATCACGAAAGACGTGGTAGTCAGGTGTTTCGATCCCGGCGTCTTCCATCTCGACCAGTAAGGCTTCGAAGCGGCGACGCCATTCCATCGGCATGACTTGCAAGGCGAGCTTGGGCAGCACCAAGTAAGGTGTCCGTGCCAGCCGCATATCAAACGGGCACTGATCGATGATCCAAATCTCAGCCATCTCGATTCTCGCGTGATCCGGACTCGAAAGCACGCCGGGTGACGGCCGCCATCGCGGCGAGATCATCTAGCGTGACGGTCGGGTGATACTTTGCCAGCCAGCCTTCGATCGCGCCGATCACATCGGAGAGTTCGACCAGCGCCATGATCTGAACGTTCTGGTCCAGAGCATCAGCGAACTCGTCGATCTCCTCGTAAATCTTGGAGTCTTCACCGAACACCCCACGAGCGATCACTGCCTTATGATAACCGAGGATCGCGTCAGCTTCGCTTTCAGATTCAGCCACGCTTCTTCATCCTCTTGCGAAATGCACGGTTCTCGACGGCCATAGCCTTACGACGCTGGGCGCGGTTTAGCCCGTTGTATCGGGTGTCGGGAACATTTTGCCAGCGAATATCGCAAGTCGTATCGTTCGGGTCAGAACCCAAAACGGTGCCATCGGTTGTTTCGTAGTCTAGGGTAATCGTTTTCACAGTTAATTCCCAACAACGACATCAATGACGATTGCAAGACCGATTGCACCAATCAGAAGGATGGCGGTGGCCTGAATCCAAGAAAGCTTTTTATCCATTATCTTTCCCCTTCAAGCCACCGCATATCCATAATGTCGGTGGTTGTCAATCAAAAGTTAAACGATACGATGAACTCGGGCACCGGGCACCGCACGTTCGATCGCTTGTGCGATCTCGTCTGAGTCACCGATGACATCGATACTGGCGACCACACCGTGTGAAGCGTAAGCGAAGACCTTGGTCATGGCCGGGGTCGCGGGATCGGACACAAGACTGAGCATCAAGCGTCCGTCCAGAAACACCGGGCCCACATCCTTGTCTTCAAAACGAAGAAGGTCCATCACTTGTTTTCATCCACTTCGAAGGTGCGCTCATACGTCTCGGCCGGGTTCTGCTCGGCGTATTTGCGGGTGACAAATCGACCAGTGATGGCCGACACAAAGCGCTTAAAGCGCCGCCGGATGTTGAAGCGGCTCATGAGCTGATATACTTGATGAGAGCCTTGAAGAGCAGGACGATGAGGGTGATCGCGACACCCAAACCACCAAGCCAACAGAGCAAGATGAAACAACCGAGTCCGGCCTGAATCTTCTCAAAGCGATCCATACGCATATTCTTTTCCTTAAATTGATTCCGGATTACGCCTTGTCGGCGCGAGCCTGTGCATCAGCGTCGGTGTAGGTCAGACTGGAATAGCGCACGCTGAGCTTCGCGATGTTGGCAGCAAGCACATCGTCCTGCTCGATCCCAGTCATCTTACGGATCGCCAGCAAAGGACCTTCCAGCTTACCAAGGACTGCGATGAAGGCAGCACGATCGAACGGCTTCTGGTAGACCACGATCTTCTTGACGAAATCGAGAATGTCACCGCCGGCCTCCGCAACGATGGCAGCCATCACGATCGGCTCGGACGAATATTGGAACTCCACGTCGGAATCCATCACTTCGTCGCGGGTCACACCAAGATTGGTGCGAACCTGTTGGAGATAAAATTCTGTGTCGCCCAGTTCTTCGACCAGATTTTCCATGTCAAGCTCTCGCGTGCTGTGGAAATTCAACAGCGCGCCACAAAGCTCGGTGGTCTCAGTAGCGACACCGGTGGCGGCGTGCCACAGATCGGCCGTCTCAGGTGTCAGAGCCGCGAGGATGTCCGCACCCGGCTTGACCAATGCGCGGACAAGCTCAGGGTGGGTGATAGTTTGTTCAGTCAAGGGTAATCCTTTCAGGCGGCAATGGAGGAGGGAGCGGCGTCGGGGTTGCCGATTTGGCGTTGTTCGTTCTGGGCAACGTATTCCTCAGCGAACTTCCAGACAGAATCTCGGAAGGCCGCATCGGTGAGGAGGTAGCGCATGTAGGTGCCGACCACCTGAGCAGTCGTCGGTAGGCTGTAACCAGTCGGGTCCCCGCCGGTGTTGCTCATCGTGACGCCGAAACGGCCCGTCGTAATGTCCTTGTCGATCAGGTCGATCGACATCACAGCAGGGTTGTCGGTCATCGGCATGTCCGGGTTTTCACGGGTGATGTTGTCGATCAGATCGCGTCCGAATGCGACTACGCCTTCCATGAACTCCGGAGTGTTCACAATGGTATTCATATAGAAACCGGTGAAGTAAGCAGCAGTTGCTTGGCCGTCATCGATTTCAGTCCCTGACGCAATGAAGTCAACCTTATACGTCGCAGCCGCGAGATCGATATCGGTGACAGTCAAAGTAACGTGGGCCATAGTATTGCTCTCCTGTAGCAGACAAATATCCCCTCCGCAGGAGGGTGTCCAAACCGCCTACAGGTAACTCAATTTTTCGAGAAAACGCTTTTGGAAATCTTGGATTGCGTAGGGCTCTTCGCCCGGCGCGGCTCTACGGTTGATGATCTTCTGCCCAGCCGGAAGCGAGGCAATCAAATCGTCAATCAGAGCTTCGGATTCGTGTTCTCCCCTTACTGGCTTGATCCAGTCGGCCGTGATGCCAAAGCACACGCCGCCGGCAGCCACAACCGCAGCCATTTCGTTGGGGAAGCGCACATCGGTGATCACGGTATCGCGATCCCCGGCACGACGGATTGCAGTGCCGACCCACAGGTCAGGTGCAATCAGGTTTCGACCCCATTCAGTCCCCAAGGTCTGCATCGCAAACCGAGGCTCCTGTTCTCCTAGGAAGGGAGTAGGCACCTCTTTGAGATCGCCTTCAACCATCCGTTCGACTATGTGCGATTCTAACCCCTGATAAGTCAAGAGGGTCCGCAACATATCTTTCAGGGCACCTGCGAATTTGACGTTCTGGTATCCCTGAGACAACAGCGCGAGCGCTGCTGTATCTTTTCCTGACCCCTTGCGACCCAGCAGGCCGACGAGCTTCGGTGTCGATTTCATGCTTCTCTTCCTTTATCTAACCTAGCACAAGTAGCGACGGTGAACCGTTCTATATCTGCGCTGAGTTGATGGAACCTTCTATCTAAAATGGCGGTTTTCTGCGATTCCTTACGCAACAATGACCAGTCGTTCAGCCGCACGGGTGATCGCTGTGTAGAGCCATTTGTCCGCGTCTTCCCGGAAGGAGCCCGAATCATCGTGGACGATCACCTCATCCCACTGGGAGCCCTGACTCTTGTGACAGGTGATGGCCCAGCCAAAATCCAACTGGTGATCGTTGATCCGCGAACGGTAGGCACGCTCCTTGGTCGTCGTGGCGAAGTTCTTCGTCCGTCCGAAATGCTCTTCCAAGAGACCTTGGTAGCAGAACATCGAGTATGCCTTGCCGTCTTCGTCCCGAATCTTGGCAAGGAACCGCTCGGCCCCGTCAGCCGCCATCCCGTGATTGTCATCCGAGAACACCTGTGTCCCGTTGACCAGATTGGGGTAGGTTCGGCTGTTGCGGCACATGATCAGAGGCTCGCCCTTGTGGGGAAGGGTGTCGAGAAAACCACCTTCCTTGCGCATCCGGCTGGTCTGCTTCCAACGGTTCTTGTTCGTCCCGACGATCACCTGAGCATCACGATCGAGATCGAGTGTGTAGATGTCCTTCTTGGGCGGAACGATGAGGACGCCATTGCCGTAGTCACCATAGTCACCACGCTGGCCCTTGCGGACAAGGGTAGCCAAGTGGATGATCGGATTGTCGGCCGCCTGCCGGTGAACTTCGGTCAGGAAAGCATCCGGTGTTCCGTTGAGGAATCCGGGTTCTTCTTGGACCGGCGGAAGCTGACCGGGGTCGCCCATCACAAGAATGGGAATCTCGAAGTCCATCAGGTCCTGTGCCATCTGGTCACCGACCATCGATCCTTCGTCCACCACGATGAGCGAGATATCGTCTTGCACCAGACGCGAGTCCGGATTAAGCGAGAAGCGCAAATCGTTAAGGTCGTAGGCGCGATCAAGATCACGGGTTAGGATGTGAATCTTTCGCTCAGCTTCTTGGATGTCAGCCTTCTTGTCACCGCTTGGCGGCGAAACGTCACCAGACTTAAGCAGCGTGACAAAGGTCTTCATCTCGGCCAACTCGCGTTCCAGCGCCTCAGCCTTCTGCGGCTTTGGCGTGTAGATCAGCGAGTGAATCGTCGAGGGATAGACGTTGATGCCTTGGGCCCGAAGCTTCGTTCCCATCACCTTGGCAGCTTTACCGGTGGGAGCGCAGAAGGCGACTTGGCCGGGTGCTAGGCTAAGAGCATCTAGGATGTCGGGCAGGATCGTGGACTTACCGGTGCCTGCAAAACCGCACATCACGAACACCTGCTTCATAGCAGCATCGTTCTTGAACCAGTCGCGGATGTGGCGCACGGCGTCCCCCTGCTGCGGGGAAAGCTCGAACATTGGAGTTCCTTAATCGTCGAAGGATGCCTTGAGGCTAAAACCTGAGGTCGGCTTGCTTCCTACCCGCCGGACCGTGTAACTCACGATCGTCGCCAGATAGATACCAGCGAACATGGCCGTGATGATCACGACACACAGCGGGTAGGAAAGCAGACCGAGGATCAGCTTGAACGCGAACCGCCCTGCCCCTTTGACTTTCTCAGGCTCGTTAATCCAGTAAAGGAGGGTCCCGGCACTAAGCGCGAGAAGGCTGAGAGCGAGCATGAGAGTCTGGAGAGCGGAGTCGGTCAGGATCATAGCGTGATCAGTCAGCCGAGCCGGGAGCCACGACGACATCTTCCGGCTTGGAGGTCCGCATCTCGAACAGGAAAAGACCTGAGGAAATGAGATCACGGAACTCCTGTTCGGCAATCACGAGCGCCCCACGACCACCGACGTTGACGGTGTATGTCGTAACAGGCACGTTCGGGCCGAAGATCACTTCGATGAACACATTGCGGCCGGGGCCTTCGACCAATGCGGCCTGAACGAAAACACCGGGGTGCTTCTCGTAAGGCTGAGTCAGTGTCGCATCGGGTAGGCGCGCGAGGTAGTAGTTGGAATCTTGGGCACCCATTTATTGTCTCCTCGAAGGGGTGGGGAGGTGGAAAACCACTAAACACCTCCCCATAAAGATTAGTCGAAGTTGCGGACCCGGCGGCCACCACCAGCGGCACCACGACCACGGCGGGGAGCGGCCGGTTCTTCTTCCTCTTCCTCTTCGGGCTCAGGAGCGGCGCGACGACGCCGGGGAGCCGGGGCTTCCTCTTCTTCCTCTTCCGCAGCAGAGCGACGACGACGGGGAGCCGGAGCTTCCTCTTCTTCCTCTTCCGGCTCAGGAGCAGGAGCGGCCTTACGACCACGACGAGGAGCCGGTGCTTCGACTTCCTCTTCTTCCTCTTCCGGCTCAGGGGCAGGAGCGGCCTTACGACCACGGCGGGGAGCCGGTGCTTCGACTTCCTCTTCTTCCTCTTCCGGCTCCGGAGCGGCGCGACGACCACGGCGCGGTGCCGGCTCTTCTTCCTCTTCCTCGGGTTCCGGGGCAGGCTTGCGAGCAGCCACCTTCTTTGGTGCCGGCTCTTCTTCGTAGTCGTCGTCGCCGAGTTCATCACCGGTCAGACCGGCCAGTTCTTCGGCAGTCATCCAGCCGACGATCTTGAGGACCGGCGACCACTTGATCTTGCCGTGCTTCTTGACCTTCGGCACGTAGGATTCCGCGCTGAGTTCGATGATCGGGAACTCGCCGGGGTGCTGGGAGAACACACGACCATAGGCAGCCGAGAGCTTGCGGAACTGGCGCACCTGACCACCGGTCGAAGTCTTCCAGAGCAGTGGGGTGCCGACCGCATCGTCCTGATCGTCGTTGCCGTAGCTTTCCAGCACGAGGCTGACCGAAGCAGCTTCACGCCAGCCATCGTCATCGTCATACGGACCATGATCGGTCAGTTCGTGTTCCAGCGGCGGCTTGCCGTCGATCACCGGGACGAGGATTTCTTCCTCGACCGCGCTATCGACCCAGCACATGAAACCGAACGCGAGAGTTTCCATGTCGCCAACGACACGGCTACCATCAGGTAGGTCTTCATCATCCTGTCCGAACGAGTAACGACCATCGTTACCATTGAACTTGAGGTAGGCACCATCGGCCACACCCTTACCAGCATCTGCCCAAGGGTTGGCACTGGTAGTAGCGACGGCACGGCCGCCGGTCTGAGGAACAAGCTGTCCCATAGTATCTCCAATTTGTGAGGGGTTTGCCGGGCAACCCGCCCGGCAGGGGACGATTACTTCGTCAGCACGGTCTTGAGGTTGCCAAGAACCTTGGCTGCCTCATTGGCACGGGCGATTTCGGCACGCTTTTCGTCGGCCTTCGCTTCGGCTTCTGCACGGAGCCGGGCGACCTCTTCTTCATTGTCGGTGAAGATGCCTTCGATCTGCTCTTCCAGCATGTTCACGGTGTCGTCGTGCTGGGCGAGGAAGATGTCGATCTTGGCATCGAGAGCGAGGATGAAAGCAACGAGCGAGTCGCTGCTACGCGCGATGAAGCGCAGCAAGAAGGAATTGAGTTTCATGTCGGGGAAACCTTTCGGGAGAAATTCGGTATTGGTCGTTCAGAGAAATTCTAGCTACACACTGGTAAGGTTAATGTCAAGCTAAAATGTCGGTGGTGGAGAATTAGGCGACGAAGGGTGGTTGTCCATCCTTGGCCTTCCACGAGATGCCCAGATAGTTGCGCTCGGGGCGGTGGGTAACACCATCCTTATCGACGACGCGGTGTCCGCCATCGACGAGAATGTAGAGCGTCACCGGCCGGTTGATGCGGAACTTCGCACCATTGGAGTAGCTGTAGGTCCGGTATTCTTCCGAGGAAATATCCACGATAGTCCAAGGGGAGATGTCGGGATCGACTGCACTGGTATCCATGTTAAGCATCCTTGAGTTTCACCGTAAGGCGTTCGTAACCATTGCCTTCGGTCTGGTAGTCATCAATGCTCTTCCCCTGTTCTTGGAGATCGGCGGCGAGAGCGAGGGTGTCGAGCGACTTCTTGCCGGCACACCACGAATTGCTGATGGTGAAGCGATCGTCGCCTACACCCTTGGTGTCATGCTCGCGGAGGATTTCCTTGATCTCCGCTTCGACCAGCTTCTTCTCGTGTTCGGAATCCTTCATGGTCGCGGCGTATTCCTTCTGGCGACCAGCGAGGATCGCTAGACGATCGAGAACGGCTGGGTCTTCGATCTTGCGCTTTGCCTTCGGGAAGTTCTCACCGGTGGTGAAGGCACATTCTTGGGTGAACTCACACAGGTTACACTCACCACTGATCTTGCCCTCAGCCATGAGATCGACCGGGTTTTCAGCCGCAAAGATCATCTTGGCGCGCTGCTTGGCAGCCTCGTAGATTTTTGGATCACGCTTGACGACATAGGGACGGATGTCCGAAAGCCACGAAGCGTTGAAGTAGACAATCACCGCATACTCCGGACGGAACTCGGTGAGTTCATGGATGAGACCCATTTGGACCTGCACCTGACCGACGTGGATTTCCTTGGCTTCCTTGATGTTGGCGCGGGGATCGAACGACTTGTATTCGATAACCAAGTCCTCGGTCAGGATGTCATCGATACCAAGCTGAGTGAGAGCATCCGGATCGAGCCCGGTTGCCAGACCATCAGGGGTGGCCGACAGACGACCCTTACGAAGGGTCTCCTGTTCCTCACCAGCATAGAGCAGTTCCGCTCCTTCGGTCATGATTGCCTGCGTAGCCGGGACAGCGAAGAAGTTTTCGATGATGTCCCCGCGCTTGGCGGCACCCCAGTCTTGTTCATGATCGTCATCCGGATCATACTGGAACTTCTTGAAATGGACCTTCCTCAGACAGGAGAAAGCTTCCGACGCACCGACCGATGCGTTGCGGTCATACTTCCATTCCTTCTCGTTGGAATCGGAAAAGGCTTGGAACATGCCATTGAAATCGAGAGCAGCCATCAGAAAATACTCGCGTCCGGGGCCATGCGAGTCGCAAGGCCATACTTCTCGGAAGTCTTGTTGAACTTCGCAGCCACAGCGGCGCGCAGATCGATGTCGAACTTGGCACCGATCGCTTCGGCATACATCAAGGCCGTGGTCAACGACTGCCCAAGCTGGTTCATCGTCAAATGCTTGTCGAAGGTAGCCGGGAGATTTTCACCCCAGTAGGCTTTCTCCTGTTCCACATATTCGACTCTTCCCAGCACCTGACCGATCGCCCGACCGAACGAGACTGCCAGTGCGTCTGATTCGTAACCGGACCAGTCATCAGCAGCGTCGTAACGCTTGATCTCCGGGAGATCGTAGGCGATGGCGAGCAGATCGAGACAGATGACGGCATCAGCTAGTTCGTCGCTCAGGTCCTGCATGGTAGCCCGCGAGCCGACCATTCCCAGCCGCTCGCGTTCCAGCTTCTTGACAACGTTCAACAGTTCACCTGCCTCGCCGAAAAGCTCGATCGCATAGAACAGCGGTCCGTCCTTGGCCCCATTGGACCACTCAATGCCGCGCTGGACATTGGCTTCACGCATGTTTGAGTATTGCATCACTCGTCCTCGTCCTCTTCGTCTTCGTCACCATCGTCGTAGTCGGCCTCACCGAACATGACATCCTCGTGACGTGCCCGGAACTTTGCAAAGTCCTTGAACAGATCGAGCAGCGGGATGAAATTCTGGACGACGCTCATGTCGGAATCTTGATCAACCATGTTCTGGGCATGGTAACGTTCGGTCACATCGATCTCACCGTCTTGGAAGATCAACAGAACCGGTTCGTCTTCCGCTCCTTCATTGACCACTTCCGAGATTTCGAGATAGATGATACCATCTGCCACATCGAGATCATCTTCGTCGCCAATTTCGAAGTGGATCATCACGAGGACGAATACCTCGGAGAACGCGTGATGACTGTGGAAGCTGTCGTTGCCTTCTTGGATGTAATCCACCTCACCGGCTAGGGCGATTTCCCAGTCACCGTTTTCGTAGAGGATTACCACCGGTGTGCCAGACTGATCGGCCGCCGGAATTGTTGTGTTGAGTGTGAGCAGTGATGCGGCCATTACAGGACTCCGAGCCCCTTCGCAGTGTTGATAACGATCGTGCGGAAGAGCCGGTCCTTGAACTGCTGCTCTGCGGGCAGGTCTTCGAAGGAAACCATGCACGGGTGGGTCTTGGCGTCCGGGTCTTTCACTTCGCCGTAGCTCCAGCCGTCGGCGAGCTTTTCGCGCATCCACGAATCGTGACTGGCACTGTCCCCGGCGTCAGGGTTAGCAACCACGTATTTGACACCAGCAATAGCAGAAGCGCGCTGCCATTCAGGAGCATCTTCCCAAGCCGGCTGGCTGTCGTCACCATTGTATTCGCACCATGCACGATTAACCTCATGGCAGGTGCGTGCAAGCTTGACCGCCTCGGTTCCGGAAATGTAACCCATTGTGTTTACCTTAATGCTGGAGAATTATGCGCCGTCGTCGTCCCGGATCAGGCAGAAAGATGCGTGGTCCTGAGTCTTGAACGGTCCTCGAAGAGCATGAGTGAACAAGCTCCGGAAGTAGAAGGTGCCACGCTGGTGGCCGTTGAACTGGTCGGGAACCTCGAACACCTGCCCGATCGGGAAGTGAAGCTCAGGCTCGATACGGAGAACGCTCATTAGGCAGCCTCAGCCAGAGCCATGAACTCTTCATAAAGTGCGGTGCTGATCTTCCCGGCGCGCTCCAGCCGGCGAACTTCCTTGTCGAAGGCACCCATACCAACCAGTTCGTGGAAGACCTTGCGGGTCCACGAAATATCGACGATAGCGGAGTGAGCGTTTTCCATCTCGACGCCGAAGAAATAGGGCACCGCTTCTTCCAGCTTGGGCCACTTCCAGTTCGTGCTTCCAACCCGGACGACACCCTTCTTGGGAATCTTGCAGATCGGTGTGGCGGTCTTCATGGTGCAGAGGAAGGGCGACCCGGCGAAGACATCACTCGGCGTCTTGTGCTTCGGCCGCAGGCGCGCATATTCTCCTTCCATCACCTTCGTGTCGAAAGCGGTGTTGTGGCAAACGATCAGGTCGGCATGTTCCGCCGCTATGATGAACATCTCGACCGCATCGGCGATCGGGATACCCTGCTCTTCGCACATCTCGGGCGTGATGCCGGTGACTTCCATCGCCTTGTGCGAGATGATCGACGGCGGAAGCTCACCGGTGGGGTCTTCGTGAAGATACCAGTTGTCGGGCTTGATGAGCGCGTCGAGAGTGATCACATCAACGCCGTGACGTTCGAGGATGAAGCCAAGCTGCGTGATGTTCGGCTGGTGCGTCTCACCAGTCTCGGGGTCCTTCCGGGGGAGGCCGGTGGATTCCACGTCGAAGAAGAGGATGTTCATGTCGGGAGGTGCCTTATTCTATGAGCAGCGTTAACCTAAACACATCACTGTGTCAAGCCAAAATGTCGGTGATCAACCGGTTATCTCTTCATCCGGGGGCCAAATAATTGGCCCTGTTGTTACGTCCTGCACGCTGATAGGAAAGTTGATGGTGAACTTGGGCACATTGAGTTCCCGGAGCTTCTTGAGCCCTTCCACCAGAGCATCCAATTGCTCATCAGTCAGGACCAAGCTTCCCTCTGTTTGACCCCGAACCACCGAACTGATCTCATATAGACCGGCTCCTTCAAGGTTTGGTCTGAGCGAAAGGTAATCTCCGCTCTCATCGTCATAGAGACGGATGCTGTATTCAGCGGTAATCTTCACAGAAAATACTCCAGAAGAAAGATGATCAGGCCAACCACGACGGCCACAAACAAAGCCACAATTTTGCTGGGTGTGGTTTGCGAACAGTCAGGATAGTCAGACCAACCATGCGGGTTCGTAAGGCTGAGGTGATATAGCGCAAACAATGCGATGACTGCTGCGACGATAATGATTACTGGCGGTGTCATGATGTTCCTTAGTGAGTTTCATGCCAAGCATAACCATTCGAGGAAGATGCATCGACAGGGAGTGCGAAGTTGAGATATTCACCAGCCCGAGCAGCAGCCGCGACGCAGATCGCCTCGACCTTCTCTTCCAGTCCTTCACGGCAAGCGATCTGAACTTCGTCGTGGACCCAAGCGCAGAACACGAAGTCTCCGTCCCAGCCGTAAGTCAGGCCCTCATCGTAGAGCATGTCTTCGATGAAGATCAGCCACCAGTTGGCGATAGTCGCACCCATACCTTGCAGGTCGGTGTTGAGCGCCGCGTGTTTCGAACGAACGAACAGACGACGACCATCGAGACCTTCGAGGAACTTACGCCCAGCTTGACGCTGGATGTCGCGAATGACCTTGTTAAGAGCCGGCAAGTTCTTGAGGAACTTCTGCTTGAGTTCCTTACCAATCTTTGCTTGTTGAACTGGACTAGACATTGGTGAAATAATTCGACCAATCTTCTCGTCGCCAGCGCCATAAAGAAAAGCATAGATAAAGGTTTTCGAGGTATCTCTACTATCTAGTCCAGCTAATCTCTGGTTTTCAGAGTGGATGTCTCCCTCAAGAAGAACTTGACCATAAGCACCACCGTCATACTTCGCCATTTCATGCGCAAGACAACGAAGTTCGATACCAGCCAAGTCGGACCCGACCAGCTTGAAGCCCTCGTAGACCGTGAACAGCGAGCGGCATTCGTAGCCCCAACCACCCTTGAGCCCGAGAATGATGACTTCGGCGATCAGGTCACCATCATCATCACGCTTGAAGAACGGCTCGCCATCCTCGTCAACGGACTCAGCAAGCTCCTGCCAGTTATCGCAGCGGACGCCCTTGTGCATCACAAGCACCGGCCCACCCTTGAAGATAGCATTCGGGCGAATGATACCTCGGGGATTTTCGATCGGCTTGAGCGCCGAGATTTTTGGCTTCTTCTTGCGGACGGCCGGCACCTGAGCTAGATTCGGGAACGCGTGGGTTGCACGCGTGGTGACCGCACCGCAGGGATTGACGTAGGCGTGGATGCAGCCCGAGGTCGGATTGTAGACCTTGAGCCACGCCTGCTTACCGTCGGCCAACTGGCCCATCAGCTTGCGGATTGCGAGCAGATCGGCGAGGTCTTCGGCGACCGGGAATCGGTCCACGATCCGGCGAAGGATAACGTCGTTCGCTTTGACGTTACCCTTCTCGGTGTAGTCTTCTTCCTCTGGTTCCCAGCCCATTTCTTGCAGGCGGTCGGTGATCTGCTGACGCGAGGTTGGCTTGAACTCCTGCCACACGATCGGCGTGAAGTGAGCCCCGGCGCTGTAGCGCGCACGTAGCGGGTCCTTGAAGTTCAGCGCGTCCTTGGGCTTGGTTTCCGGATAGCCATACCAACGGCGGTCCGGAACAATCTGGTCCATCTCCTCGCGTTGCTTGGCGATCGCTTCTGCGGCTGGTAGGTTGCTGTCAAATGTGACACTGCTCGTGTCCCAGAAATCAGGGAAGTCACCGCCATTGACATTGCGGCCGATCGGCGGCGTGTCCATCCGCTTCTTGGGGATGAAACGACCGGGGAAGGAGATAGCCAGCTTGGCTTCGAGATTGGCTTGCTCGACTGCCAGTTCGCCGGACAGGATTTTGGCACGCGGCGCGTCAAACGGGAATCCGTTCTCCTGTTGCCGGGCCATGAGATCACCAAGCCGGTGCTGCACATAGACAGCATCAGGCGAAGCCTCACGGCTCTCGACCATCTTGACCAGCAGGCAGGTGACATCCACGTCGTTAGAACAGTAGTCCTCAAGCTCCTGAGTCCACGTCCCCCAAACCCAGAGGCGCATTTCCTCGGAGTCCTTGGCATAGCCGCGCTCAAGGCCAATCGCTTCCTTAATCGCCTTGTAGTCGCCCTTATACATGCCGAGGCGCTGGCCCCAGCTATCGAGCGTGTGCTTGCCGATCAGCTTGCCTTCGAGCTTCCCACCTTCGAAGAGGCGGTAGTCCTTGTCCTTCTGGTCTGGGAACATGAGACGGGCGAGGATCAAGGTGTCGCGGATGCGAGCTTGTGGTTGCCAGCCGAACAGGATTTCGAGCATGGGGATATCATAGGCCACGATGTTGTGGCCCCAGATTTCCTCAGCGTCGTCGAGAAGGGCGAACAACTTCTCGATGGTGTTCTCACGCTTGTTGCGGCGGAACACAAAGCGCTGTCCCGTATCATAGTCCTTGACCACGACGCAGTGACAAACCGTGACCTGATCCAACAGGCCATCAGTTTCGGCGTCGAATACGAGACGACGATATTTTTTCGGCTTGAGCTTCAAGGGGACTACCTATCGGAGGGAGGGTTTGTTAACCACAAAAGGGCGTCACTGTCAATTGAAAATGTCGGTTATGGGCAGCAGCGGGGCGACCCGCCGCACATATTCGTATAGTTGTCTAACTCGAACTCCTCGGGCTCACCATACCACTCAGATTCGTTTCCACACGCCTTGCACTCGAAGTAGAGAACCCCGTCGCGTTCCCAGAGTCCTTCTGGGAGGTATTCGACTGGGGCGTTGGCCTTCGCGAGGATCGCGTGTCCGTGACACGGAAGAGGATCACACCAACATATGAGGTCTTTACCGCGAAGAGCCGACACATCGAGATCGGGAAGAACTTGTTCCACGAACTTGCGGATTACAGTTTCCCGACTACCATGCAGACCGGCGATAAACGGATTCCCGTAAGGCGTCCCTCGTCCGACGTAGACGGCATCACGCGGAATAGCCACCCGGTTTTTGTCCCGGAGATTGTAGACCTTAGGTGTATCCGTCGGGGTCATCGTCGTCTCCATTCATCATAGCCAGCAGCAGAAAGGCGCACACGATAATCGACACAGCTAGCAAGGAGTCGGTGGTCTTCTCAATTACATCATAGATCGAGAGCAAGTTGACCTCCTTCTGTGAAGTCATGATCTTCTTCATCCACTGGATCATCATATCTGATGTAACCAGCGTCGATAGACATCTCTTTGGCAATTTGTTCGTAGAACCCGTGGTAGCCATAGTCATGACAAACAACACGTCCATCGAGCATACCGAAGTTGCCGTAGTGGATGTCCTGAAAGACCCTTGGAATGACTCCACCCCGCGTCCGGGTCAGAGCCGCCTTGAACTCCTTGTCGCACTTGAAAGGCTCAGTTCGGCGCTGGATCAGCACGTTCCCATAGGCATCAATCTCGGTGCAGGGAGCGAACCAATCAGAGATCGGCCATTCCTTCATCTCTTGCCAGATCAACCATTCGGTCTGATTGTGGAAGGTCCTAGCAGTAGTCTCGACCTTCACCACCAGCGTCTCGTCATGAACCACCGCATAGACCTCGCGAGATGCCCCGGAGCCGATGCATTTCCCGACGAAGAGCGTCAGGATCGAGTTCTTGAGAGGATCAGGGTAGGCCCATGGATTGCTCACGCGTGGAACCTTCCCTTGTTAAGCGTGATGATCGTGCGCTTTCCGTTCGGATACGTGATAATATGCGAATGGGACCACGACGACGGGCCCTTGTTGTAGCCCATATCGAGCGAGCCACTGACACCACCGACGTAAGCACCATCCCGGATCGCCGGACTGTGGGTGTGACCGGTGTTCGACTTGCGGCCGGAGCGGCTGATTGCCAGCGGCGAGCCACGCGAACCGTTCGGACCGAGGTGCCCGTGCATCCCGCATTCGATGTCGCCGCAGATGATGAACGACTGATCTTCGTTGCAGAACACAACGTCCTCAGGTGTCCCCATCTCTCGCATGACTTGCTGGAACACATCAGGCGAACCGTTGCCCGCCTGCATCTCCATGTAGAGCCACTTCTGGCAACTCAGGAAGAACAGTGCGTTCTCCGGATCATCTCGGTAATCAGCCGTCTTGAGCCACTTGAGCAGAGCCTGATCGTGGTTGGATTCCACAATCACCGAAGTGCATTCGTCCCGATGAATCTGCTTGATGAACTCAGCACAACCCTTCAACGCCAATTGGACGTTGTTGTTCTGACCGCCGCGTGTGTGGGCAGCGAATCGGAAGTGGTGGTCCTTGATGTTGTGGTGATTGCGCGGCGAGAAGTCACTGAGGTCATGGAAGAACTCATACTTCGGACGAAGGCGGTGAATAAGCGGAAGAGGTTCCGCTTCCAAAATATCCCCGTCCTCCCAGTTGTCTCGTGACCAAGCAACCTGCTCTTCCACGCTGTAGCCCCACGTCAGCAAAGCGACTTCTTCATCCAGCTTCTCGTGGTGAATGTCACCATAGCTGATTGCTTCAACCCGGTGATTGGTGGTAACACCCTGACTGGTGACATAGCGATCGAGATCGTAGAACGAGCCGTTTTCCAGATCAGTGGTCAGCAAGTGCCGGCAGTAGGTCGCGCCGTCCGGAGTCATCTCGACCAACACAGCACCAATCTGGTGGTGGAAGGTTGCCTTGATGCCTGCCTTCTTGCGGACGTAGTTCGGGAGTGTGACCGAACCTGTGGTCATCAACTGCTTGGCGCGCTCGTGCTTCATGGTCGCCACCGATTCCAACTGGACCTTCGGGTGCGGGAACACACCCCAGCGAGCGCGGGTGTAGGTGGCAAAGCCGGACAGCGGAGTTACCGCCGTCGGGAGCGTGTTCATCTCACCACAGAAGTCCACTTCGTCGCCAATACGAATCCGATCGTGAACGATGAAGTCATCGACAGATGGATGGAAGCCAACCTTGGGCGATCGGGTGTCGTGATCCTCGAACAGCTTCTTGCTGTAGGTGAACCCGGAGACGATGATCTCACACTCACCCAGCCAATGGGCATAGACGTTCAGCGCGTTCCAGAAGTCCTCATGGATATCTGAGCAATCCTGTGCCGAGGTCAGGATGAAGTAGCGGTTGTGATCCAGCGGTTCGTAGACCGTCGGCCGCAGCGGACGGTTAGACGAGAAGACGAACTCGATTTGCTCACCGAGGTCTTCCTGCACCGTGATGTTGCGCTTCATGCGATAACGCAGAGTGGACTCCGCGATATTGAGCGCACGGGCAGCCGGGCGGATGCCGCCGTGCTGGGCGACCAGTTCAAGATATTCCATGAGACCTCAGTTCAGAACAAGTCGGCCGGACTTCGGCTGACCGGGCTTGGGTGCAAAATCAGGGTGAGCATAGGCGATGCCGGCGGCACCTGCCTTGTGACGCCAGTCCCATACGAACCACGAGTAATTGTGGCGCGGCGAGCCCGTGGAGCCAGCGACCCAGCGAGGACGCTTGGTCACCACGATCTTCTTGTGGAAGGGCGGGAGACCAAACAGAGGCATACGACCCTTACTGGCATCGTATTCATTCCGCAGGAACATCGCGACCTGACCCTTGACGGGCTGCATCAGCTTGAGAGCGTGCTTGATGAACTCTTCCGGCAGATCACCGGCATAGGGTGGGTTGGAAACGATCGCCTTGATCGATGGGTCAGGGAGCTTATCCATCTTGAGGAAGTCACCGAGGGCGAAGCGATCTTCATAGCCGTAGTCGATGATATCGCTTGACCAGACAGTATGACCGAAGTCCGTCAGACGCTGTGAGATGTCGCCCTTGCCGGCCGCACACTCCCAGACGTTGGGGTGGATATTGACGTGCTGGAGCAAGCAGTCCACGTTCTCGGGCGGTGTGCAGTAGTGGTCTGCCTCGATCCGCTCGTAGCCCGAGTCGCCAAGCATGGCGACATCCTTCTTCTCCAGCGCTTTTCGGCGACTGATCTGTTCGGCGATTAACTGTTCTTGCTGTTCCTCAGGGAGCTTGGCGAAATCAAGAGCCTCCTTCAAACCTGCTTGGATGCTATCAAATGCTTCTGACATAATTATCCCTTAGGTCCATCACACGGCGTCATGGGAATGCCCGCTTCGGTGAAAATTGCGGCGGTGCGTTGCAGGCTATCAGCCCAGCGTGCCATGAGTTCGGCGTTCGGGTTCTCGAAGACCACGCGTTGGATGCCTGCCTGAACAACGAACACAGCGCACCGGTCGCAGGGAGGAAGGGCCGAAGTGTAGAGGGTGCAGCCATCCACCGGCCCATGGGCATTCAGAATGGCGTTCATTTCCGCATGGACGATCCGGCTGTATTTGGTTTCCCGGTCCTCATAGAGTTCCGAGGCATCGGACATTCCACGCGGGAATCCATTGTAGCCGACACTGGCGATCGTGTTGTTTGGTCGAACGATGACAGCACCGACCTTCGTGGAAGGGTCCTTACTGGCTGTGGCTACGTATTGTGCCATGCCAATGTAGAACCGATCCCACTTGTCGATGCGACCGACCCGCTCCCGGATTTCATCTTCGAAATCGAAAGTCGGGTCTACATCACTACGCCCGATCTGAGGAGGACAGCAATTCATCGCTGTGCCTTGTTCGCGATGTCCAGCTTCACTTCGGGCGGAAGGCCGTCCATCACAGCCTTGACCATCTGGTTCACCTTCGCTTCGAGAAGACGGATACCGGGCGTGGGGACACGCGCCAAATCGGCCTCTTCGTAAACCTTAAGGATGGCAGCGGACAAGGCAGGGAGATCATCGGTGTCCGTGATGTCGGCAGTGATGACAGCGCCTTGCGGAAGAATGGGTTCAGCAAGTCGAATGTTGATGTTCACAGGCGGTATCCTCTGTTGATATATTCCAGCGGCTCATATTCGCCGTCGGTGTCGATGATCATCTGGTAGCGTTCAATGAAGCGATCCTTGGCTTCCTTAGCCGACCAGACACGGAACTCGGGAACGAGATCGTGGATGCTAAGATGCGGGTGATCGAACTCGTTCGAATAAGGCACCACTGGTTTGCCCATGAGTTCGTCGCGTTCGAGGAAAATCATCATGTCATCGACGCGGCGAACACATTCTCGGATCGCTTGATCCACTGGCACTTTCAGTTCTTGGATGATGTGTTCCATCAAGGCATTCTCGCCTTGCTTATATCCATCGAACAAATACTTGACCGGTCGGGTGAGGTCACAGAACCCGTAACCCTCAGGCGCGTCGTGAGTGATGGCGAGAGCCCCCGGTGAAGCTGACAAACTCCAATCCCACTTGGGAACGATCTTCTTGCGGTTGAGGACGCAGATGTCGGCGACATGCACCGAGTGTTGTGCGACTGAATAGAGCAGCGGATCACCGTTCTTGTCGGCGGTTTGGCCGCCCCAGCGTGGGGTCGATGCGAGAGTATGCGCGATCGTCTCGATATCGATCTGGTTGCCGGGATGCTTCGGCTGGAGCGGCCAGAAGTAGCGACCCTTGTAAATCTGGATCGCCCCTTCGAGGCTGGAGACCTTGGCAACCGCCCGGTTGCGATTGATGAGGGCCTGCCACTGACTGTCGGACAGACAGATGGGCGGCTTGGCTTGCGTCGGGTGATGTTGCATGGGGTTTCCTTGGCGGGACGATCACTGTTAAGCAGAAATGCCGGTGAGTGTCAAGCTAAAATGTCGGTTTCGACGATCCCCAGAACGTTGCATGTGAAAAGCGACCACCGACAAAGTGTAGCGTCCGAATGAGGCGCTTGCCGGTTTCGTCGCAGGTTCCCAAGTCTCGGGTGATCTGCCAGTCCATCTCAGTAACCCGGTGCCGGTGTGTGCAGAAGACTGCCCATGTAGAGACGCGGCTTCTCGACTTCGACCGACAGGATCGCATACGAATTGTCGAGAGCCGAAGACGACATCGCGCAAGGAGTCACGTTGTCTGTGATGTAGCTGATCTTGGCGATCGCAGCCCGACCAGTGTATTGTCCGGTCCGGGGATCGAACTCGCGAAGCAACATCTGGTCACCGACGGCGTAAGCCCGGTCACGCTTATCACGCATGTCGTGCTTCTTCCGCCCGGCGATCATCTCTTCGAAAAACCACGGCCACGATTTCACTTCGTAATCATATTCAACGTTAGATCGTGGGGCTCCTCTGAACACAACAGATTTTTCAGAGCCTGCACGATAAGTTTTCAGTTCATCATGTTCCATGTAATTCCCTTCCATAATTATTCGTAATCTGCAATGATCTTGGCGACTTCATCCTCAGTGAGAATGTCTTGGCATTCACATCCGCACTCTGGACAGAAGCCAAGGTCCATAGGACAGGGCCTGTCCGGGTGGTCGTTCAACTCAGTCACAGGACCAAGCCAGCCACACTGGCCGCATTCGGTGAACCACATAGTTAACCCGCCGCCTGAATGGGTGGTTTGGTCCACGACAGGCGCTTTCCGATTGCGTCGTTGAAACCTGAGCAACCTCTGCTGATGTCACCCCGGCTCTCTCCGGTAACTGGGTCGTAGCAATGAGCGGCGCTCTTATGACGCTGGATTCCAGCCTGCCCGATCGGGACAACCACCTGCTGGGTGGTGTATTTCCCGGCCTGACCAGCGTGTAATGGTCCTTCCCAAGTGGTGACATCAACTGTGATGCACGGAACAGGGGTGCTGGAGCTAATCGCTGGGATTATTACTTTGGATTTTCCGATGTAGGTGCAAGGCATTTTTTTATCCCATCTTAATTTTTGGTTCGATTCCATCAACACCTTCTTGGATCATCGAAATACGATCTACCAGTGTCTGGATGGTCAGGGCGTCGATGGTGCCATCAACGACCAAGAAGTGAATCAGAACGTTGTGTTCGAGACCGATCCGGTGAGCGCGGTCTTCGCATTGTTCCATGTCGCCGGGCACCGACCACATCTCCACGAACACGACGACCGTCGCTTCCGTCAGGGTGTGTCCGACGCCGCCGGCCTTGAGGTTACAGAGGATGACGTTGCATTCAGGATCAGGATCGATCCGGGCATCCTTGTCACCTTGGAATCGTAGCTTCTCAGCTTCGACCTTCTTCGCACCCATCCCACCGACGATCCGGGCGGCCGTGGGGAACTTGGTGTGAAGCTCCGATATCACGTCCTTGTGGATGGCGAACACGATGACCTTCTCACCGGCGTCTACGAGCCGCTGGATGTGTTCGGCCGCCATAGGCACCTTGGACAGCGCGAGGTCGCGCCGCGCCTCTGAGTAGGCTGCAAAGCCCGGCGCAAGCTCCCCTACGTCGAGGTCGTCGATCTCAGGCGCATTGAATCCTTGCGGCAGGATGGTAGCCATCGTATCGAGGATGAGGGCCGGGTCCACTTCTTCGAGGGCCAGCTTCTTGTTATATTCGATCCCGGTGTTAGCGGCATCGAGCATGGCAAGCGCATCGGTAAACTTGTCGCGCTCGGTCTTGATGGTCTTCTTCAAACCCTCAGGCGGGAAGACGATCACCTGTCTGGTCTTGCTGGGTAGGTCTTTCAGCACGTTGCTCTTTAGGCGTCGGATCATGAACGCCCTGCGAAGCTTCTCATTCAGTTCGGACAGATTCGAACCACCGGTGGCTTGCAACCCGAACGGTGACATCACACCATCGCAATAGGTGAAGGCGAAATCTTCCCAACTTCTACCCAGCCCCTTCGGATCGAAGTCGCGGATCATCGTCCACATATCCTTCGGCTGTTTCATCATCGGGGTGCCGGTCAGCATCACGCGATAATTCGCCGGCAAGCAAGGCAGCTTACGTGTTCCACCTGAGCGCTGCTTCATCCGCTCGCTCTTGCGATACCACTGCTGGGTCTTGGGGTTGAAAAACCAAGTCCCGAAGATCGCCTGCGTGCGCTTCGATCCACCGTTCGACAAATACTGCGCTTCGTCGCAGACCAGAATGTCCCAATGCTCAGCCCACAGCTTCTCCCGATTCTTGTGGAGAATGTCGTAGTTGATGATGACGAAATCGGTATCAGGAATTTCCGACCCGGCAGCTACACCGACGGTCAAGTCCTTATCGACCAACCACTTCATCATTTCCTTGAGCCAGTTGAGCTTCAAGGTTGAAGGACAGACGATGACCCCGTTGGTGAGTCCGAGGTGGTTGATCAGGCCAATCGCTTGGATCGTCTTACCAAGGCCCGGACTGTCGCCGATCAAGGTGTCATTACGCTCAGCGGCGTAGAGGATACCTGCCTTCTGGTAAGGTAAATAGTCTAGCACCTCTCCTTTGTGATTCACCAAGTGCGGCCGGGCGATATCCGCATCAGCATACATCGAATACGAGGCGTTCATCGCCGCCTCAAGTTCGGTCAGCTTGGCGTCAAGATCATCCCAGAGTTCGTCCGAGTCCGCCCATTCGATATAACTGGCAGCCTTACGCCAGTCGGTGGTGGTGTAGGTCCGGTTCCGCCGATCGAAAATCCAACCGGCATCACGAAACTCCGCCCAGCGAGACTCGCGGGCAGTCAGGATGTAGCGGTCATGAACTTGAGATAGTTGCACGTATTATCCAGCGATATGGAAACGATGCTCTTCGAGAAAACCTTCCCATGTTGTGCTGATGCCGAAACATTCCGGCATGATCATCGCATAGATACGATCAACCAAGGCTACCGCTACCGGGTTGTCCGGGTCGTGCCGGAGCGTGATGGTGTGATACGGAGCGCTCATCGCCGGCTCATCTCATACAAGACGTTGAGATCGAGATCGAGATCGAGGACTTCCACGTTGTCCTCATTGATACACCGCTTATAGTGGAAGAAGCGCTCGCCGTTGTTGGTCAGGAAACGGGTGTCGGCGGCAGACAAAGCCCCGGCGTCTGCCAGCATGTCCAGAATCATGAGAAGCAGTGATGTCTTTCCGCACATCCTGTCAGTGGACACAGCGATTGACACACCAACCATCCCCTCGCGCCGGGCATATTGCTGCTGGCGAGACTGCTCTTCTTGCTTCTTCCGGGCAATCTCCAGTTGTGCTTCGGTAGGGAACCGACAGGCGTTGGGTGAGAAGTCGTCGGCCTTACTGGCGTCGGTCATCTCTTCTTCCACGGCGGCGAAGCGGTTTTCGAGTGCAGCTTCCCTCATAGCCTCGTAGCGAGCTTCGAAGCGCTGAGCCCAGAGATCGTCTCGCATCTTGTCTCCGTAGGGTTTCCCCCGGCAGAGGTCTTCGATATCCTGATCGGTGAGGTCGATGATCTTCATAAGTTCTCCTGATTCGATCCCAGCTAGACGATTTAGCTTGCACTGTCAATCTAAAATTGCTATGGGGATATTCATAATGTCGGTGAGTTATCAATGAAGATCGTAAAAGGCAAGGTCCTTTCCTCCAGCCCCATCCTAACGGACTGGGATGAAGACGCCTGCTTGTGTCAGGGCGCGGTCCCGGAAGACAAGCGGGTGGAGGTGATCCAGCGTATCTTCGACGAGAAAAAGGAGAAGCACCGCTGGAAGGTGTTTCTCCGCTACCACAGTGAATGCCCCATCCATGGATGCGATCGCAAGGAGACTGCGTAATGCCACGAGGCTTGAGCCCTACCAAGTGCAACGAGATCGAGCGCGACGGAGTGATCCCGGACGAGTGCCGTTTCCTGAACCCCTCCCTACACTTCTGCCCTGATTGGCAACAAGCGTTGATTGATTCCTCTGATCCTGAATATGAGCGTTGTGCATGTCCCAAGCCCCGGTAATGACCTTAGAAGAAATCCATGATGCGCTGATCTCTGATCACCGAGCCAATGGACCAGATGGCTGCTCTAACATTGATCGTATCCGATTCATTGGAGAAACCATGCAGCCAGAAATCATCGACCTTACCGTGGATTATGACTTTACATTGGTGGTTGAGGAAGAGAGCCCGATCTTGGTCGCAGCGGTGAAGCATCTGGCCTTGTTAAAGCTCGACTACATCAACCGGCTCTACGATCATTGCCACATGATGAAAGAGGTCTACGACGCCGAGGCAGCTAAGCTGTTCCTCGCCGTGCGCCGGATCGATCATCATCTTTCCTATCTGGAAGCTGATCTCCCCACCCCACCCTTCTCGGTATTTTCATAAGTCCATAAGTTATTCCACTTCTTCGTTGACAACGGTATCGAATCGCCTTAACTGGCAAATACCGAAACAACAAGGGAGTGAAACACTATGGCTATCAAGCGTGCCAAGACTTTCGATGAAAAGCAGTTCAACCGTCTGATTGGTCACATCGAGACCAACAGCGTCATGCCGCTCCGCGACAAGCTGATCGTTGCTCTGTCCTTCAAGGCCGGTTTGCGTGTGGGCGAGATCGCCAAGATCAAGCTGAGCGCCATGACCGATGTCGAAGGCAACATCGCCAAGAACATCAGCATTTTCTCCGACGTGGGTAAGAAGCAGCGGATGCGTGAAATTCCGATGAACCCGTTCGTGCGGGAATGTCTGGAAGCATTCCGAAAGGAATACCCCAACGCTACGGTTGTGGCAATTTCTTCCCAGCCTTTTCGTTGGCTGATGGCTCGTGGTCGTCCGATCCCGAAGGATGCTGAGTTCAAGCAGATGTCGCCGGCTGCCTTGAAGACTTACTATCTCAAGATGCTAAAGTCGTTCGGATATGAAGGTGCTTCGACTCACTCTGGTCGCCGCACTTTTGGCACCCAACTGGCGCGCACCGCAAACAACCATCACTGCTCACTTCGCGATGTTCAGCGGCTGATGGGTCACGCTCGTATGGAAACCACCGAAGCCTACATCGAACTGACTGAGGACGCTTCTGCGTTGGTAATGGCGCTCTAACAAACTTTTTTCTTGACCAACTAGGTGGAGGTCTTTAGAGACCGAATCACCAGCAACAAATGGAGGATACAAACATGACGAACACTGCAACGAAGCCCACCCGAACCGCAGCCAAGAAGACCGCAGAAACACCCAAGGCGACGGCCAAGCAGCGTCAGGCTGCTGCACCGGCGGCTGATGTGAAGAAGACCACCCGCGCCAAGAAGCCGGCAGAAGCTCCCCAGAAGATCGGGAAGCAGCAGCAGTCGGCCGATACGACGAAGGCGGTCGGCAAGCAGGGTGCTTCGGCTTCTGGTAAGACCAGCATGGCGGCTCCCGATTCCGAAATGCGTGGCGGCACCAAGCAGGTCCTGATGACCGAAGCGGTGATCACTGGGCGCGGCGGCCGACCGGCTGGTGTGGAAGACTATCCGTTCGGTGAGCTTCCGCCGGCCTACAAGGACGCAGATGGCACCATCAAGGGCATCTCGTTCTTCATCCCGATGACCGACAAGGCCGAAGGCAAGCTGGCGGCTGCCCGCAAGCGTCACCGCGACGCTGATGGCAACCCTGCTCTGTTCTGGAGCCGCAAGGTGTTCGAGCGGGTCAACGGCGAAGGCCCGGTGGTCGAGGGTCTGCGTATCTGGCGCGGCACGCCGAAGCTCAAGGGCCAGATTTAGTCCTTGCGAATCGCACGGACCTGACCTAACAAAGCTTCGGGCCACGCCACCCACAAGGAAGGGCCGTCACGCAAGTGGCGGCCCTTTCCTTATTATGAGAGCGGTGGAAAATTATTTTCACTGACAGTCATTTTTATGTTGACACCGATAGTGTGAATATGTATTTGACCTCTCACAACGTCGGTCCCATGGTTTTCCGAGGGGCAGGAACAGCCGGAGTCACTCTGACCCCGCAGCGTCTAACTTGGGCGCGAGCGAGTTATTGGCCGGTCTGGTGCGGATACGTTTCGTGTAAAGGACGGGCAGAACGGGGGAAGCTCCGAGATCACCGGTCCCCAAACGAGAGGCCAATCCAGCGCAAGTGGTCCTGTCACGCGGTAAGTCATGGAATATCTCGACGAGGTGGTTCGATTAAGTGTTGACACGAATCGAATCACCTAATAGAGAGACGGAACGCCAGCCTGATGGCGATAGTGTGGGGTAACTCACATAAAGGAGGTAAGGCCACTTAACTCCGCCCGAAAGGGTCAACTCAGGCAAGTGCAGTCAGGTCCGCGAGGACCGCTTCACCGGGGCCACCCGAATGGAGCTAGACTGGAACGGGACAGGGGCGCGTAAAGCGCACAGGGGAGGGCCAACGGTGCTTCCCAATGCCGGCCTAGAAACCGGAGCCTGTATCTAACCCGAACCAACTCGATGACAAAGCACAAGGTCACAGGTTCGAGGCTTAGCGGCCAAGGGCGGTGATCAGTTTTTAAGGGGGGCTTAGAATCTCCTTCATTAACGGTCTTGGTAGTCCTTAGCGGGATGACGGACATGAGGCGACTAGCATTCCTTCGGCGGAAACGTCACGGGAACTAGGTGGTAGCTCGTCTCTGTGGCTTGCAAACTTAGCCGAATTGGTATAGGCATCAGACTCTTAATCTGACGATTGTTGGTTCAAATCCAGCAGTTAGCTCCAAACGCAAAGATTGCCACGACTGCATGTGAAAGACGCCTAAAGCCGTAGGGTTCGCCCAATGCGGCCCGACCTGATCTCGCAAGGTGATGGTTGGTTGGTGGAAGAAGTTTCGTTGGGACCGCAATCCCTTAATGGCTGGAGACAGTCAGCGGAATCGAAGCTGCCGAATATCATGCAGTGTCCCCGCAAATGCCAGCGGGCCCGTGAGAACCGGGAGAAATTGGCGGCGTTGATCTGGGACCAGACTACCGCAAGGGGTTTGGTGGATAAGACGGGAAGGTGACTCGCAAGGTCACTATAATCCGGCGAACGACGGATCGTTACAGGTATAGTCTCAGCCTGTTTTCACTCTCTTGAAGAGCATTGTGGAGTGCGTGGAGATATTGGCTGGTGAATCGGATTGCCGCTTCTTAGTAGCCAGTGAGGGTTCAAGTCCCTAAGGCGGCTTCAATTTCCTCACAATGTTCTTCAAGACAGTGAATGACACAATTTACAGCGGCTCAGGAGTGCATCTACGCCCCGGTCCGTTGGTTGCAAACAGCAGCCGGAAGATGGCAAGAATGCGGCACCGCAGCATTCGATGTGACGAAAAGCCGAAGCGCTCGGTTTAGTAGGACGAAAGATTGCCTGATCCGCTGTAAGTTGTGAATCGATATCCATGTTGGCGCAGTCAAGGGGAACTAGCTATTCCCTTGATGATGCCCGCAGGCAAATCGATGGCTCAGTTAACTCGGAACAGACAGCCATCATAAGTCACACACGGCAGGGTAACCGAGCAGTCTGGGTGTGACAAGCGGAGGCGCTGCAAATCTGGCTGCGTCATCATGGATAGCGATTACTTATGGGTGGGATCACCACGAGAAGGAAACGGCCCCTAGGAGCCCTTCTTAATCGGGCAATGGTGTTTTAGGTGATGAAATTGTTTGTGAGTCGGGTTGATCTCCGATGAGCATTCCGTTTTAGAGGTTCGATTCCTCTCCTGCTCTCCACACTTGAGATGACATAAGCAAAGATTGGTTGGGGCGATCAGGCGGGTCCTGTCTGCTGGCAGCTACCGTGGCAGGGCGTATCCCACGAGCAGACCTAGCCAACCAGTCTTTTCATATGTCATCACTCGTAATGAGGCTTCTCAGCGGAGTGTCGGCGGCCATGGAGCCTAACCGGCAATCCGTGGGTTTACACTGAACCGGCGGAAGGAAGGGCGTAGTGACCCCAGTCGAGCTTCGAGAAGCCCCATTACGAGTGATGCATATGTGATCGGGCCGACGGCACCAGATAGGTTTAAGGCGAGTGGTCTCCCGTCGAACGGAGTCAAACACAGACCCGGATCAAAACCGTGTATGGGTGTTGCTAGTGCTTTGGCCGCCGGCCTGATCACAGATGCTTCACTTGCATCAAGGACGACGGCTACACGCCGATTATAGGATGTGTGGAGCCCTCACAGGCTGTGAAGCACCCGATGATTGATTGGTGTGGTGCTGCCGGTGCTTTAAGTCGCCGTCTTCCTTGTTGCGAGTGATGTTTGAGTTCCAAAGCTTCCCTGTCCGCAGGGATGATCCCCAAAGGTAACTCGGGGATGCTCAAATATCCTCGCATTCAGTTCCTTCGGGAACACCTATTGGACAGCCGCGAAACCCTGAGGACACTCAGGTTAGCTCGCTGGTCAGGTCGGAAGACAGGCATCGAGATGGGGTTGTGCCCGGATCGTGTTGGCTTGCCGGTCAGATTGGTGGAGCAAGTAACGGAGCAACTGGCCCGCATCCTACTGTCGGCGCGCTGCTAAATACGGCGACAATGGTGCAGAATGTAGTGATCTGCACAATAGGTGAATTTTTTAGTTGACATTCGAATCGGATGTCGTTACACTTCGAGCTTCAAGACCGGGATGTCCCGGCGCACAAGGATTTTAGAGTTCCATCATGTTCAACGTAGTCGCCATGAATAACCCAGCAGCACCGGCCATTATGGTCCCGGTCGCGATGGCGTGCGTTGAAGGAACGCGAGACTAACGGCAGTCTCACAGTTCTAGCAGTCATCCGAGCGGGGCCGTGGAAACACGGCCCCGTTTTTGTTTCTGGAATTAGCTCAGTCCGGCCAGAGCATCCCGTTTGGGGCGGGAGGGCCGCAGGTTCAAATCCTGCATTCCAGACCAGTTCATCAGGGAGTAGGGGAGTCCGGAGTCCCCGCGTGCGTCGGAAGCACGAGAGCGTAGGTTCAAATCCTACCTTCCTGACCATAGCAGTGGATTAGTTCGGGGCGGGCCTCATAAGCCTGCTACCCAGAGGCGCAAATCCTCTCACTGCTACCATTTCGAACCGTCTCGTTGAGACGCGTCTAAGCCGGAGTAATTAACCGGCGTATGCGGGGCGGTTATAGAACGAGGAGGTCGCCGGTTCGAATCCGGCCATGGGGCACGCCCCGTGTAGCTCAGGTGGTCAGAGCGCCTTGTCAGTTTCGTCCCCGGCATCCGTCAAATCGGATGGGACAAAGAGTTTGTTGGTGATTAGCTCATTCAGGAGAGCGCTGGTGTCACATACCAGAGGCGGCAGGGGCAGAGCCTGCATCACCAACCATGTGCAAGGGTAGCTCAGATGGACAGAGCGCTCGACCGATAATCGAGAGGTCGGAGGTTCGATCCCTCCCCTTTGCACCACAGATAGAGGCTTGGAATATAGCCGAAACGCAGGCAGTTAGTCAGCCTGTAAGAGCGAGACCAAAAGCGAACGTTCGGCCGGCAGATGAGTTGACGACTCGCGATCCCGGCGCGATTAGTAGGTTGGGGTCTCGCTACCAGTTTATTTCGTAGTAGCTCAATGGTGGAGCAGCCCGCTGTTAACGGGAAGGTTGTAGGTTCGAGCCCTACCTACGGAGCCAGATAGGAGAAGTGAGTGGAACGCTACAACATCAGCTACGATCGCGGCCGGAACAAGGTCCGCGAGATCGATCCGGGTCCGTCAGACACCTCATGGAAAGGCGTCCGGGAACATTGGTCGAAGTCGCATGATGGTAAGTTCCTCACGGATTATCAAGAAGGCATTCAGCTTGCTCTCGCTGATCTGGAAGCCGGCGATCGGGCGAACCGAGATGCGCTTCTGGAAGTTGAAGCAACCCAACGCGACTTGAGTTGGAATGCTCAGAAGGATGGTTACCTCGATACGATCGGGGAAGGAAAGTATATCGCACGTCTTGATTTTTGATCTGGTCCTGTAGCTCAACGTAGAGCCAGCCCCTCATAAGGGCCGGGTTACAGGTTCGAGTCCTGTCAGGACTACGCTTCGTTAGCTCAGTTAGGAGAGCGCTGCTGTGACATGGCAGAGGCCGTAGGGGCAGGACCTACACGAAGCACCATTTACCCAGTGGGGACGCATGTTCTAAGGGTAGCGAGGACCCCTTGCAAGGCTCCTGATGTCGGTTCGATTCCGACCGTCTCCACCAAATTATTTTCGCTGACTGTCATTTTATGTTTGACATCACAAACCGAATCACATATAGTTCGGCTTCAACAACGGGACAAGGTGTCCCACAGACAGGATTTTAGAGTGAACGCTATGACCACCCGGTTCGGAAAACGAGATCGCCGAGAAGGCGATGAACGAGGTTTTACCTCGTAACCCGGTAGTGCGTGTTGCTGCCGGTGTTGTCCTGACGGACCGGTAGCTCAGTAGGTTAGAGCAGGGGATTCTTAATCCCAAGGTCGAGAGTTCAAATCTCTCCCGGTCCTCCAAGACAACATCGGTTTTCAAAACGCCCTACCGGACGCCCGGTAGGGCGTTTTTCGTTTGTGCTTTCTCGGCCGGCTCCCTTGGTATGGACCGGTAGCTCAGTAGGAAGAGCGCGGGACTTTTAATCTTGAGGCCGTGGGTTCGAACCCCACCCGGTCTACCAAGGATTTCAGTAGTTTACGACTAGATGCGCGCGTAGCTCAGTGGAAGAGCGTCTGCTTGCCAAGTAGAAGGTCGCGGGTTCGAACCCCGCCGCCCGCTCCAGTCGAAGTTGTTTGTGATGAGTAATGATGCAGCCGTAGCCAAGTGGTTAAGGCAGTGGGCTTCCACCCCGCGATCGTCGGTTCGAATCCGACCGGCCGCTCCATTACTTATCACAAGGGCATGTAGCTCAATTGGGAGAGCGCCGCACTGTCGATGCGGAGGTAGCGGGATCGAAACCCGTCTTGCCCGCCATTTTATACCGCCGTCGCGGAAGTGACGCCCGATTTGATCTATCGGCCCGGCAGGGTGTGGGTGAAAGACCCACCGGCGGTTCCTGATTAACCGGCCAGATATGGCCTACAAGCACAGCTTGTTAGCTATATCTGACCATATAAGGCCCTATCCTCTATGGGTAAGAGTCCACCCTCTCACGGTGAGAAACCGGGTTCGAGCCCCGGTAGGGCCTCCATGAATTAGTTTACGAGTTCGGTCTGGAAGCTCAACTGGAAGAGCAACCGCCTACGAAGCGGAAGGTTGATGGGTTCGACTCCCTCGCAGACCACCAGTTTATATGGCCTCATCCTCTATGGGTAAGAGTCCGCCCTTTCACGGCGAGAAACCGGGTTCGAGCCCCGGTGAGGCTACCAGAATAAATCAGTGCCGCTTTAGCTCAACTGGATAGAGCGCGGGCGTCCGAAGCCCAAGACTGGGGTTCGAGTCCCTGAGGCGGCACCATGGATAGGTAGCTCAGTGGTAGAGCGCCGGCTTGAAACCCCGGAAGTCGAAGGTTCAATTCCTTCTCTATCCACCATTTTATAGTTGACTTTTTCGTTCCACTCGTTTAGCCGATCTTGCTGATAACCATTATAGGAGGACGAAATGCAACACAAGCTACTTTCGCGTGACGCCTTCCGTGATGGCGTGTTTGCGCGTGATGACCACCGGTGTGTGGTTTGCAAACGGACAGCAGAAGAGACGCCTGAGGGCAAGCTTGATGCTCACCACATCATGGAGCGCCGGCTGTTTCAAGCTGAGGAAGAGCTTGGCGGATACTTCCTCGACAACGGTGCCACCGTGTGTGAGGAGCATCATCTTCTCTGCGAGCAAACGGTAATCTCCGTTTCCGAAATCCGGGAACTGGCTGGGATCGGCCGGGCGATTGTTCCTTCGCATCTCTACGACGAGTTCGAATATGACAAGTGGGGGAATATCGTTCTCCCCACCGGGATGCGTCTTAAGGGCGAGCTATTCCATGATCCATCAGTTCAGAAAATCCTTGCGCGAGGAGATGTTCTGGATAGCTTCTCGAAATATGTGAAGCATCCCCGGCTCTACCACCTCCCTTGGTCTGACAGCATGACAAACGATGATCGTGTCCTCCCTGATCTTTCAGGTTTCATCGGGCGTGAGGTTATCGTCAGCGAGAAAGCAGACGGTGAGCAGACGACGGTCTACAATGATTATCTCCATGCTCGCTCGATCGACGGCCCGAGCCACGCTTCCCGTAACCTGATCAAGTCCTTTGCAGCCGGTTGGCAGTATGCTTTGACTGATGAGCAGCGGGTGTGTGGTGAGAATTGCTATGCCCAACACTCGATAGCTTATGACGAAGACAACCCGTTGCCCCATCACTTCCTAGGGTTCTCCATGTGGGACGACATGACCTGTCTTTCGTGGGATGAAACCATGGAGAACTTCGCGATCTTGGGGATCACCCCGGTCCGGACGATGTGGCGTGGCGTTTTCGACGAGAAGATCATCCGGTCGCTGTATGATCCGGCTCGCGACTGGGATACGATCGAGGGCTACGTTGTGCGGCTGGCCGATAGCTTCACCTACGGAGAGTTCCGGAAGAGCGTGGCAAAGTATGTTCGCATGGATCATGTCCAGACGACCAAGCATTGGCGCATGGGACAGAGGATCGTTCCGAACGTGTGTTCTAACGTTCACTGAAAATCAGCCCCCGCCGAGGTGGGCCATGAGCCTTCTAAGCTCTAGGGTGTCGGTTCGATTCCGGCCGGGGGCTCCACGCTAAATCAAAAAAAAAA